GGCCGTTTACAGATACAAAGGCGATTTTGAAGTGGGTCAAGTGGCCCAAAGGTACGCCCACAGGTGACGCACTACGCGATTGGCTTGCCTCGTTTGAGCAGAAACAAGAGGCACCCGCGCCAGAACTTGACATGGCGCAGCTGCAGCGTGAAGGCTTCGGGCCGGAATGTCATGACCCAGAAGATCCCGTGGCTGGGACAAAAATGATCACCTAAACCTTGAACCTGTCGATGGCGCGGTTCAGATACCAAGCCGCCTTCTGCAGGTCTTGCATTGCGTTGCCCTTGTGCCATGCCCGAAGCAAGTATTTCATCGTCTGCCCGACCAAATAGCCGGTGACAGCATCAGGCGCGCCAGCCACAACATCCTCAATCACCTCAATCGCTTCAACGCGACCCTTGGTGTAGTGCGCTGGTGAGTTGACCTGATCGCTCACTTCAAGCTGGGGATTGCTGGACCTGTT